CGCCTTGCTTCTCCACACCTTTGCTTGACCCTGATGGAGTTTGAGTGCCTTCGCTCTAGCCATTATATCTCTATGTCATCCAGTAGTTGATCTACCGTTTTGCCGATATCTGGCATTTCAAGGTCGGGATCGCCTAATCGCTTGATTTCATCGATTTCCGCATCGGTGAACTCCTCAATCGGAAGAACTGGAATTTCATCGCCCGCATCAGGTTCTCTATCCAAACCAGTGATAGCCCATCTGTCCGCTCTAGCCATCTGAATTCCGGACATTGCATTTTTTAGAACCGCGATATCATCCTTAATATTGGCAAGTGGCTCTTTCTTCTGCACTTGCGCCGCTATTGTGGCAAATATTAACTTTGCGATTGTTGAGGCGTACTTATAGTGATCCTCCTTTGAGTCTTTGATCCGCTTCACATTGTTAGCGGCGTCTGAAATCATTTCTTTTGCGGTCTCATCTTTCGCCGCCTCTTTGAAAACTTCCGCTTTCGACCCCTTTTCGATGCCACGCTTCGACAATGCCGAACTTAGATAGGAAGCGTTGATGCCAAATGTTTCGGCCAGGTCCTTCAGTGTGAATTCGCCTGACGACCACATCTCCTCAAGCTGCGCCCACTCAGTTCCAGTGAGTCGCTTGCCCGTTTTGACAGGCATCTTCTTGGTGCGAATTGGTTTTTTCCGGATTTTTTTACCAGCGGCCATAGAAATTTCCCATTAAAATTGGGCCGCCGTCAAGAGGGACCGGGGGGCGGACGACGGCCCGTTTGCAAGCGGGCAATTTCAAAATATATTTTATCACAATTTTCAACGTCTTACTTCCATTGTCAAAAAAAACTTTCCCGAATATCCCAACCTTCAAAATTTTCCCGCTATAATTCTTTAATCCCCCTTGGGACTTTTTTTACTTCTTTCTTTAAGTAATAAAGAACCATAATCTAAAGAACGAAAAATTCAAAAATCCCGTTGCGGGAATTTTCAAACTATAAGCTCCTTGGCGAGAACTCGTCCCAGAGCTTCTGGCACCGCCACTCTTTTTCCGGATATATACTTATAGCCAACTTCCGTGGCGCACAAAATGATGCGTCTCCGGCTTCGTCTTTTTTGTGTTTCTTCCTTTTTGATGAGTCCTTTGCCAATCAAATTTCTAATAACAAACTGAATAGATGCCTTGGAGGTTGGGTAGAATACTCCAGCGATGACCTGATCCAGGTCACAGAATGATCCATTTGAATTGCCCTTTACGATGGTCGTAAGAACGGCTTCCTGCTTCTTCGTAAGTATCACGATATTTCTCCGTCTAGCAAAATGAGCTTGTCCCCGGTTCCTTGCCGGTCAAAAGCTGTGAGTGGTAAAGTCTTTGGCAGAGTTCTGCCGAAATCTGGATTCTCATACACACCATATCCTGGCATTGCAAAAACAAGCTGTTGCGTGTTGCGCAACACATCATGGATGTTCATGTCCTCCATGACTCGGCGCTTTTTCTCAAGTCTGACATCTCCAACGCCCTGCTTTTCAAGGGAGCTTCTATAATAATAAAATTCTCGTAACAGCTTATCCAGACCTTTCTTTTCTACTTCCGATTTTGCCGACAACTCTTCTTTGAGGGCAACATAGTCGATAGGGTTGCAATCGAAGTGAAGGTTGAAAAACTCAATGCCCTCCTCGTAATATGGAGATCGCACAGGCTTGGTGAATAGAAATCCTGCTTTTTGTGCAAAAAGATTGTATCGACTCATGGAGGACTGTATTTCCGCAAATCTTTTCCCTTCCATTCTTGCTGCCAGATTCAGCGCTCGTACTGCCACTCCTATGCCGCGATACATTGTGTCTACAACCGTGCGCGAGTTTAGACACATATTTTGATTAAGCCACTTGAAGCGGTGAACATTGGTGATGCGAGTGTCTCCGCCGCCTGCTGCTAAAAATGGAAATAGTAGGTGTCTTGCTTTCAGCAGACCGCGAGGGCTGGTCATTACCACTACGCCTATCAAGTCTTCAAACAAGCTGATTCTATATACTCGCCCCGCAGTTCTCCCGGTCGACTTATAGTGAAGCTCGTGGAGTGATTGCCAATCGGACTTGTCCCCAGGGCCTATCATCATCTTCTGTATCAGCGTGAACTGCCCATGTGCCCGCCCGCCAATATACTTGCTATATTTCACCTCTACATCAATTAGTGGAAGATTTTCATTCATTGTGTGATATTTCCACCTTTTCTCTGAATCTTTTGACTATCGAGGTGTCGGGTCCTAATTCATCAACGAGATCCGTGTGCGTCGTGGCGACGATCAGCGTTTTTCCTAACTTACGTGCATGTTTTTGCAGAGAAAAGGCAACAATCTTTGCTGTTATTCGGTCGAGGACAGCGCCAAACTCATCTGCGATCCACACATCAGCAGGTTGATTCAACAGGTGTGCCAGTCTAAGACGATATCTCTGGCCGTCTGACAACTCATTCGGAGTGCGAATGAATAAATAGGCGTCATTGAGACCCACTCTTGATAAAATCCCCAAAGCCTCTTTTGTGTCTTTTCCGACTTGATCTACAAGTGGCACATTTTTCAGGACTACATCGTCGATGTTGACGACATTTCTGCCGTCTAGTTCCAGCGCGGCTTGACACTGTTTCAATAGCACTGTTTTGCCAGATCCAGATTGTCCTGTGATATACACCACATCGCCTTGATTTATTTCCATGTTGAAATCTTCAAATAAAATAAACTCTCGGTCATCCAGGCCAAGCCCAAATGATTCGGCAACCTCAATGACCCTCTTTGTTCTTTCAACGGAGGTGTTAAATTTTTTGCTTACTGTGAATTTCATTATTTATCCTGTGGTGTTTCCAAATATTCTCTCGCCATTGCCGCCATAGCTTTAGCTGTTTCCACTTCGTAGGTGCCTCGCATGATACTCAGCCATCGAGCCACGATTTTTGCGTCTTCCGCATCGAAGAATCCAAATCCAAGGACATCTTTGATTGGTACGCTTCGTCCATTTGCCGACGCCGTGTCATCTGCGGAGTCTGCCACACTGGTATCGCCAGTTCCGTCCGAATCATCAAGAGCAGACAGGTCCATGTTGCCGAGGTCCTCAGTCATGAACTCCAACTCTTTTTCAGACATTCCAAGAGCCTCCAGTAATGTGCCGTCATCACTCTCTGCGATCAGCATTATTTCGGCATTTAGGATGTTGGTGTCAACATCCCCTATCGAAACTCGATTGTCACTTATGCGAGATGCGTTCGCCTGTTTTGCGGTCATATCGGTGCGAACGATAACCGGAACATACTTCATCTTTAGGTGCAAAGCAGCCATTCTTCGTCCGTGTCCCTTGATGATAACTCCCGCCCCATCCACAACAATAGGCACATCGAATCCAAACTCCTGGATTGCTCTAGCCAAACTTTTTACTTGCGCCTCATCATGTAATTTGGCGTTGCCCGGATAAGGATGTACCTGTTCAATAGGCCAATTTGTAACTTCGCCCGCCAACACATCTTGATCTTTGTTTTTTGTCTTAGCCATGATTTTTTTCTCTCCATGTAATTTCCGCAAAGAACAGGTCTCGAACTTCTGCGCTGATGTGATCCTGAGTTTCTATAATTGCCAAAATGTGATTCGTACTCATGTTCATGAGGATAACTTGTCGATATGGTTCGTCACCCTTAATGCCGTAGGTGCCCCACTTAAAATACTTTCGATTGTGCGCGTGACCGGCGCTTGAATAAATTGACATATCAACCTGGTCGCGGTGAGAGCTACGTCGCAAATATTCTGTGCCGCCATCGACCATATATGTTTTTCCGTTTTTGTCGGTGTGTGTCACATAGTCATGTCGATGCGCGCTTTCAATCACCGTGCCATCAGGAGTTTTCATGGCGTTTTTTAATATCATTCGTCATTGTCCTTTAGAAGCAGGAACACCAGCGCATCCCCGGCGTTTGTGAGTGCGTTGCTGCCGTCGTACCCCTGTGCGACGGCAGTACGGGTAATCAACGCTGACAGTTCTTCAGCGTCTCTTACAGGCACTTTGAATCGCATGATAGTATCTGTTGGCGGCAGTCGCGTCGTGTCTCCAAGGTCCACATCGTCGTCGTCGTCCAAATTCAGATCATCAAGGTTAATATCTGCCGCCGCCACAATAGCTTCAAGGTCGTTGTCGTTGTACGGCAAAAAGTCACTTAGTTCGTTGATGTCCAAATCTGCCAAAATTTCAGCTAGTTTTCCGGCGTCATCATGCCCCCACCTACCGTTGTCCGCCAGACCAATCTCTTTTGCCCGCTTGTCATCCATTGGGCCTAGATTCACAATCGGAACCGTTTCCATCCCAAGGCGACAGGCAGACTCCCATCTGTGGTGGCCGCCTAGAATCTCCAGCGCTCCGGAAGCTGTTTCTCGCACTATAATGGGTTTGAACATACCCAATCGAATCATGGAGGCGTCCAATTTCGATTCAGACCTTGCATCCAATACGTTTGGATTCCACGGATTTCCAAAAAGTCGAGAGGGTTCTATTACTTGATGTCGGTAACTCATAAGCACCTTTGCTTGTACGCTGATATAGCCTTATACTATCAGTCTAATACTTCGTAGGCAAATAACATTGAACTCGATCACTATAGTTTATAATCCTGTTGCAGCTAAGGTCGTGGACCCAACGCACCAGTCTGACCTACATATACAGCACATTCTATCCTATATGGTCTCCGGAGCAGATCAGCAGGACTCATATAAGACTGGACATTGGGACGGGCGCGCTAGCTTCTATGAAATGCGCAAACATCGATTCCCCGCTGGTTTTGTGCCAGCCGTGATGCAGGGATTACGCAAGATAGGCTATAAGGTTATTGCACGCCGAGCAAAAATGCCAGAGTCTTTGGGGCCAGAGCGGCCGATATTTGACGATTTTGCATATAAAGATGAGCGCTATGACTTCCAGGCTGAGACCGTTGATCGATTGGTCAAACATGGCCGAATGATAGCGCAGGTGGCCACTGGTGGCGGCAAATCTCGTATTGCTCAGATAGCGACCGCCAGAATTAAACGGCCAACGCTTTTCTTGACCACTCGTAAAATGCTGATGTATCAGATGAAGGATCACTACGAAAACATGCTTGACCACATGGGTAAGAATATCCATAAGGTAGGAGTTATGGGAGATGGCGAATGGTGCCCGCAACATTGGATAAACGTAGGTATGGTTCAAACTCTAACCGCCAGGCTGAAGCCAGCGAGCGTCTTAGATTCTCCGGAAAAGCAAGATAGTCAAGATGCCGTCATTCGAAAAACAAGGGCGCTACTTGAAAAATTTGAGCTAGTAATTCTTGAGGAGGCGCATGAAGCCTCAGGAAAAAGCTACTATGACATTTTGAAACGGTGCAAAAATAGTCACTATCGACTGGCGCTGACCGCTACCCCCTTTATGAAGGACGATGAAGAGGATAACATGAATCTTATGGCAGTTGCAGGCCCCGTCGGCATACGTGTCACAGAGAAGCAACTGATTGATTGCGGCATTCTTGCCAGACCAATATTTCGATTTGTTGAGCCGGATAAGCCTAAATTTCTACTGCGAAATACCAGTTGGCAGGCTGCATATAGGCTTGGAGTGGTGGAAAGCGTTTCCAGGAATGCGATGGTCTTGCAGAACGGTATGTTGGCCGCCAAACATGGCTTGTCGGTTCTGGTCTTGATACAGCAGCAGAAGCACGGCAAGATGCTTGAGAAGGCATTTAGAAAGAACGGCGTTCGCTGTCGATTTATTTTTGGCGATAGCGATTCCAAAGAACGAGATATGGCCCTGAATGAGTTGAAAAACGGCGATACGCAGGTGCTTATTGGCTCAAATATTCTTGATGTCGGCGTCGACTGCCCGGCACTTGGCATGGTTATCAATGCTGCTGGCGGTAAAGCAGAGGTAAATCTTCGTCAAAGAATCGGACGAGGGCTTCGAGCGAAGAAGCGTGGGCCTAATGTTTGCTTCATTCTTGATTTTGCCGATAATTTCAATAAACATCTCGTGCGTCACAGTACAACGCGGCGTGCTATTATTCAGGGTACACCTGGATTTGCGGAGAATATTTTGATTGGAAATCAGCAATTTCCCTATAATCTGTTTGAGGGCACCGCATGATTTATGATTATACCTCTCAGTTCTTGTGCTATTATATCGCCATGAATACTGACGTATCTCTATGAATACTAATATATCTCCTGACTTCGACGCAATTACCTTAAGGATAAAAACCCTTGGGCGATCTTCTATTCTGTCGCTAAATAGCATTGAGGATGCTATTGTTCTTGCCGTCGAACTCATTACTTCTGGAAAGGCCATACCAAAGTCTATATGGTTGAACGGAAAAGAGGTATATAGTGAAGCAGACATAAATCTCTATTGGGAACGCACAACGAAGGCAACGCCTTGACGCTCTCGCTCTGGTAAATGGATTTACACAATAGGAGCGTCAATGTCCGATTTTAACAGGGAAAGATTACTTGCTTTTATGCAAACCTTGTCCATGAAGCATTACCACTGTACCTGGGCCAACGGAATTGAATATACTCTGTGGCACTGGATGCACCACGATGACAACCCTCTTTCACAAGCCGATACCCACCGCCTGTATATTCTGCATAATCGGTGCAAAGGATGGTTCGCTCTTTTAGATGAACCATCAGAGGGCAGTCAATTTCTTACCACTGATAGGTGGATCAGACTTTTTTCGGATGAATTCAATGGCGAAAATTATTGATAGCTTAGCCCTGTCGTTCCCACAGATGAACAATGAATACTTCAAATCGGACATTTGCACGATATGCGAATGCGAATTTAGTCTTGATGACGAAGGTGGTGTGAGCGGCGTATTGCAACGTCAGGGTGCTGTAGGACATATAGGCATTATTCTTGTTGTTTTTTGTCCAACGTGTCACGCTGGACTGCATGATATGTACACCGCATGGTACGGGAAAGATGAGGACGGTCAAATCGTGCTACAATCAGATGACGACCTTGAAGACGATTGATATGAGAATTCTCGATGATATTAAGACGATCTAATTTGGACCTCATGGTGCGACCAGGAACTTCAAGACCACGGTCGGAGAGTTCAACTCTCTCTAGGTCCTCCACTCAAAACGATAGCGAGCTATAGTCATGCGCTGAATTCAACTGTAGAGACCCTCCTGTACACTAAATCCTCTTGTACACGTAACGTGTACGCCTCAAAATAATGTACATAGTTGAAATTTGTAGGAGATTTATCGATGGACTTACGAACATATCTAAAGATTAAGATTAAAACTTTGGCCGCCGAAGCGGGAATTATTCGGCGTGAAGAGTCGAAGGTGAAAGCGATGGAAAAGTGGTCTATGCAGCATCATCGCAAAACCGTCGTTCGCGATGCCGCCAGACGCTCTCTCGTTGCTTATCAGATTATTCGCGGTCGATGTTGGCAGCAGACTGTTTCAAAGTTAAGGCATACTCGTTATAACGATTGGGAGTACGTCAGAAAAATGCTGATGAAATACGGCGATACGCCACATCGCGAAAACATGATGGCCCCGCATCTGTTCACGATTGAGATGGAGGCGCTTTATGAATTTTGGCTGGAAGATCCGGAAAGGTCGGACGCAATAGCGCTGGCCGCATAGTTAGACGGACGCAAGCAACGTATTCCCTAGTTCGTTAGCGGCTATAGCCGTAGGGCCTCATTTAAGGAAAGTTCGTGATGTGTAAAAGGCTGATTGTTTTGCTGTCACTCGTCTCTTTATCGGCGCTTGCAGACGATGCTGTTTTGACTTGGACCAATCCTTCGCGAACAGAATCCTGTGTGGACGCCGGACCCTATACTAATCCCGCTGGCACTGATATCTGGATGAAGGTCGCGAGAATTTCCGACCCGGACGAAGTGACCACTACTCTGTTCGGATTAAAGCCGGGGACTTACGAATACGTCGCAACATCGTACAGCCAATCAGGCGAAGTTTCTAAACTATCCGGATCGGCCACAAAAGTCGTTATCGATTTCTCAATGAAGACAGAAACGGCGTACTACGTTATTCAGCAATCTGGAGTGTTTATCCTGTTGCCCGTTGGTAAATTGCCGATAGGGACAGCTTGCAACCCCGAACAAGAAGTGAACGGGAAGTATGCCGTGGATGTTGCCTTGCTGTATTCTGAGTCCGAAGACGAAGACACTCCGTATGGATGGACCGGGACAGCGCGACCTTTAGTGGTTGTAGCGCAATGTGGCTAGGCATAGCAATATTTGTGGTTGTGCTGCTGTTAGCATATTATAGGCAACACACAAAGAGACAGAGCGAACCTTCGGATGTTCCGGGGGTAGTATCTAACGTAAAGTGGAGATTTTCAGATGAGTAAAAATGTCACCGTATTTTGGGACTTACCCACAATTCGATCCAATAACGAGCCTCAAGACCCTGCGGGAC